TGGTTCTGGTGGCGCACAAAGCGGTACTGGTTCAAGCGGTTCTACTTATACCGTAGATACAGGTTGCGTTATTACAGGCGGTGCTGGCGGTGCTGGCGGTGCGGCTGGAGCGGCTGGTACAAATGGCGGTGGCGGTGGCGCTGGCGGTGGCGCTAACAATGCTAGTTCTGGAATTAGTGGTGCTGGCGGTGCTGGTGTTATTTGGATTTGGTATTAAACTAAAAGAAAGGTAACAAAATGGCTACTTACGCGGTTATTGACAACGGCATTGTTGAAAACATTATTATTGCTGACTCTAAAAAAGTTGCAGAAATAGTTACAGAAAAACTTTGCGTAGAATACACAGAAGAAAATCCTGCTGGCATTGGCTGGATTTACGACGGCAAAAAGTTCATTGCACCTGAACCAATAACGGAGTCAGACACCGACACAGTAGAGTAACGGCATGGCTACCTCATACCGATACTTGTTTGCAGATTTGCTGACCAATACGATCATTGCTGAATTGCCTTTGACGGGCGTGGCGTTTGGATCTCAACTCAACCAAGCAGGCACATTTCAAGGGCGCATACTTTTGTCTGGCATTGACACAGTAGGTTTTAACATTGCTAACGCAACCATACCTGGTAAGTGTGCAATTTACGTTGATCGCAACGGTGTGTTGGTGTGGGGTGGAGTGATTTGGAACCGCGCATACCAATCTTCAAGCCAAACGCTGAGCCTGAATGCTCGTGAATTTGAGTCATACTTTGAACGGCGCAGAATTACCTCAAATCAAGCATTTAACAACGTGGATCAGTTAAGCATTGCGCAAAACTTGATTTCATTGGCTCAGGGCGTACCGTACGGCAACATTGGAGTGCAGGTAGGCGTTGAGACTTCAGGCGTGTTGATTTCAAGAGTGTATTACGGGTACGAAAAGAAAACATACTATTCAGCGTTGCAGGATCTTTCACGCGCTGAAAACGGGTTTGACTTTAACATTGACGTGGCTTACGACGGTTCAGGCGCACCTTCCAAAACACTTAATTTGGGCTATCCAAGAATTGGCACAGTGTATTCAGCGACCAACCCAAGTGCTTTGTTGTTTGAGTTTCCTGCTGGCAACGTAGTTGAGTACGAGTATCCTGAGGACGGCTCACTTGCTGCAAATACGATTTACGCGTTAGGCGCAGGATCCAATGAAGGTAAATTGGAAGCCACATTTCAAGATCCAACATACCTCAGCGTTGGTTGGCCATTGCTTGAAGAACAGGCAAACTATTCAGATGTAACTGACGCAGCCTACCTTGCTGAACTGGCTCAGGGGCAGACTCAGGCTGTGTCTTATCCGCCTACTGTCATCAAGATTGTTGTACCTGCTTACGTAGATCCAGTTTACGGATCTTACGCAATAGGCGATGACGCAAGATTACGCATAACAGATGAGCGTTTTCCTGCTACGGGCACAGGCACTTCAGTGCAAGCAGGATTAGATGAGGTCTATCGAATTGTGGGCATTGAGGTGCAACCTGGCGAAGATGGACCAGAGCGCGTAACATTGACTTTAACTCAAACAACGAACTGAGGCGTCATGGCTTACATCAATCAACCACCTGATTTGCGCGTGTTGTTTTCAGATCTCGAACGCAGATTACGACTGCTTGAAACTGCAACACGGTTTACCTTTCCTGTTGTAACATCAGACCCTAGCAATTACAGAGTTGGCGACGCATGGTTGAACTCAACAACCAACCAAGCCAAGATTGTGGACGCTACTGGATCTGTACGCATACTGAACTGGACTTAAATGACATGACCGTAGAACAATGGGTTGGGCTGAGCGTTGGCGTTTCAACGCTGATTGGCGCGGTAGCAATGGGTGTAAGGCACCTTGTTAAGTATTACCTTGCAGAATTAAAGCCAAACTCAGGATCAAGTATGCGAGATGAACAGACACGACAGGGTGAAATGATCCGCAAACTGGAGTCACGCATTGACGAGATTTACCGACTATTAGTGGAGAAGGCATGATTGTAATTGACGCAGCAAAAAGCGAACTTGGCTATCAAGAGACAGGCAACAACGACACAAAGTACGGCAAGTGGTACGGGCTGAACAACCAACCGTGGTGCGCAATGTTTGTGTCATGGTGCTTCAAAGAGGCAAACCTGTCTCACCTAGTTGCAGCGCAAACCAAAAAGGGATTTGCCTCATGTGACGCAGGCTTAAAGTGGTTCAGCAAAAAAGGCAAGATTGTGCCAGTAGGTCAGGCTCGCGCAGGGGACATCGTGTTCTTTCAATTTGATACCGACGCTCAGGCAGATCACGTTGGCATTGTGGTTAAAAATGACGGCAAAAAGAACCTATGGTGCATTGAGGGCAATACCTCAGGCAACACAAAGGGCTCACAATCAAACGGTGACGGCGTATACTTGAAAAAGCGCGCCTATTCATTGGTCATGGGCGTTGCTCGTCCATAGGGGGAAAAATGAAACTCAACAAAAAACAAATTGCGATCCTGAAGTCATACCTGCGTGCAGTGCTGGGCGCTGGAATTGCTATGGGTATTGCGCTGATAACTGATTTATCACCTCAGTACGCGGTGCTGATTGGCGCTATTGCTGCACCTGCGGTGAAGTGGGCAGACAAGGCTGAAGCAGAGTTTGGGCGAGTCTTAGATAAGTAATTAAAAAATAGATCCAACCGCCAGCGTGTCGTATGTTGGCGGTTGTTTCTTTTTGCGTTACGATTTGGCGTGGAAAGGCAAACCCCTATGACACTTGCAGATAGATTTACAGAAATAGAAATCAAACCACCTTGCGCATACATGCTGATGTTTAATGCTATGCCTGAAGAGGATCAAAAAGTGCTTAACGACGCTTGGGCAAAAGGGATCTCCCAAAGGACAATTCTGAGGGTGTTGCGCGCTGAAGGATACAAGACCAGTAATGAAGCGATTATGGCTCACAGGACTGGCACGTGTAAATGCGCCAAGTAGATGAAGTGTTGAGTGACCGACAAAATCAATACGGCTCAGCGCACAGGAACTTTGCCCAAGTGGGTAGGGGCTGGGGCGCACTGCTAGGGATAGACGACATACCCGCGTGGCAGGTTGCACTGATGATGGACTTTTTCAAGTCTGTGCGGTGTTCAGTAAACCCAGCGCATGAGGATAGTTGGATAGACAAACAAGGTTACACTCAGCATGGATTAGAGATTGCGATGACAGATGAGCCTTGATGAACAGTTTAAGAACCTGCCTAACGAGATTGAAAGCACAGACGTAAAAGAATTACGCCAAGCGCTCATGCGGTTGCAGAAACAGTTGCGCCAATCCAAAGAGCGCACCCAAGATCTAGTTGAAGCCTCACACCAAGCAGCCTACGACGCCATGCTGACAATGGGCAAGATCGAACCTGTCACAATACCCGTTGCAGACAAGCGCAAAGCCAAAGGTGAAGTTGCGCTGTGGCACATGACGGATTGGCAAGGCGCAAAGCGCACCACCTCATACAACAGTGAGATTATGCGCAAGCGTGTGTTGGAGTTTTGCGAGAAAGCAGTGCGCATTACCGAGATCCAGAGAGCAGATCACCCAGTCAAAGAGGTCACAATTTGTTTTGGCGGGGACATGGTTGAGGGCTTATTCAACTTTCCAACCCAAGCATTTGAAGTGGACGCAACGCTGTTTGAGCAGTACGTCAATGTATCTCGACTTTGCGTGGACGTAGTGCGGTATGCGTTGGCTAACTACGAGAAGGTCACAGTCATTGCAGAGTGGGGTAATCATGGTCGCATTGGATCCAAGCGCGACAACGTACCGCGCTCAGACAACTTTGACCGTATGTGTTATGAACTTGCCCGTCAGTTGCTTCAGGGGGAGAAGCGACTGACGTGGCAGGATTGTCCTGAGGACATCCAGCGCGTTGAAATTGGGAACTACCGCGCATTGCTTATTCACGGTGATGAAGTAGGTAGAAATGGATTTGCCTCACCTGGTGCGATTGTTCAACACGCAAACAAGTGGCGCTCAGGATCTTATCCATGGGACTTCAGAGATGTTTACATTGGTCACTACCACACTCACTCAGAGTGGGCTATGGCTAACGGTCAAGGATCTGTTTACCAAACTGGATCTACCGAGTCAGACAACCGATACGCAGGTGTCATGCTTGCGGCGAGTGCAACACCGTCTCAGCGACTTCATTTTATTGACCCAGTTAAGGGCAGAGTGACGGCGGTGTATAAAGTATGGCTGGATTAAGACCTGCAACGCTGTTGTCGTCTAACAGTGAATTGCGACCTGACGGGATCTACAACTGGAGCATACCTGCGCTTGCAGCAAAACTCAGCAACGGCACCAACGTCAAAACCTGTCCCAATGCTGGCGCTTGCGCAACGGTTTGCTACGCTCGCAACGGCACATACAATTTCAGCAACGTCAAGGGGCGTCACGTCAGGAACCTTGAATACATACTTGAAGATCCGCAAGGTTGGTTTGCGCAGATGCTTGAAGAAGTGTCCAAGCCAAAAATGCGTGGCAAGCACGTACGGATCCATGACGCTGGAGATTTTTTTTCAGAGGACTACCTACGAATGTGGCTTAAACTGGCGACGCTTGTACCTGAGGTGACTTTCTACTGCTATACCAAAGAAGTGTCCATGTTCAAACGAGTCTTGTCAGAGGGCTGTCCTAGCAACTTTAAATACCTATTCAGCATGGGCGGTAAAGAGGATCACCTGATTGACAAAGAGAATGACCGTCACGCTGAGGTGTTTCCTGATGACGCTGCAATACTGGACGCGGGATACATGAACCAATCAGCCTCAGATTTGCTTGCGATTACCTTGCCAACAAACAAAGTGGGCATACCTCAAAACAACATACCGCAGTTCAAAAAGCGGTTAGCAGGTAAGACATTTGGCGAGTTGCAGATTGAGCGTGAGTCTTAATCCTCATCGTCATCGTCACCGTCAAAAATGTACGGATCATTAGCGCGAATGTCCATGCCCACCTCTTTGCAGTGGTTGAGAGCAGCCTTAAACAATTCAAGAGCGCGGTTGCTTAGATCTGAAAGTTGATCTGGGTACGACGACTCATGCTCAACCTCAACCCACAGTTGGTGCAGGCTGATAACTATTTTGCCGCTGGGCGGGGTATCGGGTGTCTTGGACATACCCCAAGTTTGCCATTGGTTACAAAAAAAATCACGCGACGCGCCAGGCTCAATCCCGCGTTTTTGTAATTTGTGGCTCATAATTATCGGGACAGAGCAGACCACTGCTCCCCAAACGAAAGAAGGCAAACATGGCTAAGTTCGACCTTAGCGAGTACGAGACAGTAGAACAGCGCTTGTCTCGATTTTGGAAGGCTCACCCTGAAGGTA